GACAAGTTATTAAACATAAACATGACCTACTTCTAAGCAATGTTGTTATCGTGTAAGCATTTACTCTACGGAGTAAAACCACTAAGGCCGTCAACAAGAGCGGCTCTAGTGGTACCACAATAAGCATCTCCCCATACAACGGGGGGAGGACCAACGTAGTGGCCTAGTTGGGCATCGTCACCAGCGCTACGAAAAAGTAGTGTGGTTATGAGCCTGTCTTCAGCGCTTTGGAAAGCAAACGTGGGCAAAGCGCAAATAATTTTCCCTACAGCAAGCGGGTTATCTCCAAGAGAACCCAGCAACTCATTCTCCGTTTGGTAAACAGACCATTCGCTGTTGTACGTCCAGGAGGGAACAAGCCTATACAAATGTGTGTACATGCGTGGAGCACGCGCATACGTAGGAAAGCGTGCGCGAAGTGTGCCCTGAGCGGAGTTACCGACGACTAAAGGCAAGGCGCCGGGATTTCCGATAGTAACGTCTCCTCTAGGGTTATCCCAGGAATTATTACCGTCCCGCCTACCGTAGGACGCATAGAAGCCTACGTGACGTGAAGCTGAATAGTAAAGGTGAACGTCAGTAGAACCGCGAGCATACAGATAGCAAGCGGCAATAGTACCACCCCAACCTAAACGACCCCCGGCAAACCGAGTAGCGCCACCAAGCGCCTCAAGCGTTAAAGGCGAAACGTTCGGTACCAACGATTGGGCCCACCAAGGCCAGACTGGCAGCGCAAAGCTCCGACCATCAGTGTCAGCATTCCAATCTATACTGCCGAGACATGAATGAGATGGCATCATGACAAGCTGCTTGACGCTTTGCAGCCTCTCACCAATGCAATGTTGTGAAGATTTCGGCGAAGAAGTAGCAGCAACCAAACCAGACTGCAGCGTTATGAGTTGTTCAAGACCAGACTGCAACTTGATTTGAGGGGTGTTAATGTGAGGAATAAGCTTGGGGCCCGATGGGACAGCGAGCTCAAAGTCGCCAGCTGCACAGACTTCAACCATAAAAGTGATCTCAGCCGGCGCAACGGGTGGAGCCTGAAGCTCGTCATAAACAAACATGGAAAGGGAACCAATCCAACCACAGAGCTCAGTGTAAGGAAACTCAGAGGTATACGGAACATCAAACTCGAACGAGTTACCGTCGCGCAAATCGAAAATCTTGGAATATGATGCTGGCATAAGATTGGCTGCTGTAGTGGAGTTAGGTATAACAATATCTGTTCCGACAGCAAGTCTGCCGGTGTTCTGACCAGCATTGCGGATAATATAAGAACCCCTATCGGGATTAAAAACCACCATAACGCGACCAGCGTGCAAAGGAGTCTTACAAAAAGTAAAGCGATAGCGAAAGGAGCCCCTCCACTGGCGGAACATGCTAGCAAAATAAAGTTGATTGGAGACGACAATTGCGTTCCTAAACTCAGGCGAGCCCTCGGGATTGGCGGGAATGGACCTGTTAGCGGCAACGTTAAAGCCGAGACAATCGCGGTGCCACATGGTGATAGGCGAAACGTAAGTAGCGTAAATTGGCTGGTTAGTTGGCGTGGAAGTATTGAGCTTGCCCATGCAAATGTAAGACCAGCGTGACAAAACAAAAGCCAAAGACATCTCATCCACATCAGTCCCGGCAAAGGAAGGATCCACTGTTAA